CAACCGGATTATTATTTCATAGAGAATCCATACACGGGATCAATGAAAAAGTATGTAGTCCGTCCGCATTATATCGTTGATTACTGTCGGTATGCGGACTGGGGGTATAAGAAACCAACCATCATATGGACGAATAACGAATCGTTTAAACCCAAGCGATGTAACTGTGAAAAAAAACATATTTTATGTTTAGGACAGAAGAGGACAGATAAGTACCGGATACCACCACAACTCATCCGAGATTTATTTAAGTAATCAATGTACTGACTACAACATCATAATTCGATTTCATTTGCCGTGCTTGATCTTTCATAAATGCATAAAATTGATTCAAGTCCATTCCCTTACGCATTTTAAGAATTCGTAAGACACAGAATCGTCCGCAATCATTAATGCCTGAACCTTGTTTTTGGTAGTCGATTTTGTTATAAACAACTTTTTCGGGTGCTTTGTCAAACAACCTACTCAACAGTGGTTCTCCCTCTCCGAGTCCGATTCGAACTTGCTTGGGAGTCCATTTCAGAGGTCCATCGACTTTACCGCCATATGAATCAAAGTATTCGACGACTCCTTTCTTTGGTTTGCTAATACAGACCCAGTGACCGGTGTTGGGTGAATCTTCGTAAAGTAATACAGCAGAACTTTCGATTCGTGGTAACAATTCGTCTAGATAATTGTATCGTTTCAATTCACTGTACTTGATGACAGGAGTAAATCCAAGATAATGTTTAATGTCATCGTCGCTCATTGGTGTTTGAATGGTCCGTTCAATGCCACCGTCCATTTAAAATATTCTAAATATTTTATTGTGTAATATAAAAATGTATCCTAATCTTGATAAAGGGGCGAATACGTGGAATTCGGCATTAACCATTAACAATCTAGAGGCACGAATAGCGTCAGCAGGTAATGTTACCAATCCATTATCTGCTAATTTACTGGGGGGGAGTTTCTTTATTTCAGGTCTGTCCGCACCACCTGCTGGAACACCAACTATCGTTCTCGGAGGCGGACAAGAATATCTTATTAAAAACACTGATCTAACACCATTATTAAGTGTTGATGGGACAGGTGTTCATCTAGGAACTGCTGGTAGTGGATACAAAGTCACTGCTCCCACTGTTACTCCTGCTTCAACAAATGATAATCAAGTTGCCACTACTGCGTTCGTTCAAAGTGCCGTGACTGCGGGTTCTTCCAATGTGAATAGTGTCAATACGACGTTGAGTGGATTAACTGTTTCTCCTATAACGGGCAATGTAGTTCTCTCTGGAACACTCGGTGTATCTAGTGGTGGTACAGGTGTCACTGTTTCTTCAGGGGCAAACTCGGTTGCCTTACGTGATGGCGGACAAAACATAGACGCAGTATCTTTCACAGGTGCGTTGATCGGTAATGCGAACACGGCAACAACGGCAACAACGGCAACAAATGCGACAAATATTCAATTAACAAACGTAAATGTTAATGCGACTCATAATCTGACCTTTGTAGATACAAATACAACAGGATTGAAATCTCTTAAACTAGACTCTGGTATTACGTGTAATCCTGCTCTTAATTCTATATCAGCAACAACATTTAATGGTGCGTTGAATGGGAATGCGAACACGGCAACAAGTGCTATAACGGCAACTACTGCTACAACGGCAACGACTGCTACAACGGCAGATAATCTCTCTGGTGGCGACATTGGTAATATCCCCTTTCAAGTTACACCAGACAACACGGACTTTTTACCGAACGGGTCGGCAGGACAAGTCCTTACGTGTAATGGAGTTGGTTCGTTTCCAAGTTGGACTACCCCTACACCGATTCCAGTAACTGTTTCATCATTTAGTGCGGGGACAACAGGACTTACTCCTAATACCGCAACTACAGGAGCAGTGGTACTCGCAGGAACTCTTGCCGTTGCGAATGGTGGTACAGGTGTCACGACTAAAACAGGTGTTGGTTCGGTTGTTCTGAATGATGACCCTGTTTTCGTAGGCATTCCTACTGCTCCCACTGCTCTAACAGGAGCAAATACACAACAATTAGCGACTACTGCGTTCGTTCAACAGGAAATTACTGCGATTCCAGCAAAGGTGTCGTCTCTATCTTTTGGTTCAACGGGATTAACACCAAATACTGCTACCACGGGTTCGATCGTCGTTGGAGGGACTCTCGCCGTTGCGAACGGTGGAACAGGTGTCACTGCTTCCAGTGGAGCGAATAGTGTTGTATTACGTGATGGGAGTCAGAATGTATCTGCTACTACTTTTACAGGAGCATTAGTAGGAAATGCTTCGACGGCAACAACGGCAACGAATGCGACCAATATCAATGTAACTAATACGAGTGCGAATCTTACCCATTATCTAACGTTTGCTGATTCCAATACAACGGGACAGAAAGCATTACAAGCAACGAGTGGTCTATCCGTGAATCCAAGCAGTAATACCATAACAGCAACTACATTTACAGGGGCGTTAAACGGTAATGCAAACACGGCAACAAATGCGACAAATGCGACAAATGCAACCAATGCAACCAATGCAACCAATGCAACGAATCTCGCAGGTGGTGTCATTGGTAATGTACCCTACCAGAGTGGAGCAGGAGCAACGGCATTACTAACCAACGGTGCAGTTGGAACTGTTCTCACTTCAGGTGGTGTTGGATCAATCCCCTCTTGGACTGCTCCAAGCACAACCGCAACAACAATGACAATTACCGATACAAATACAGGTGGAACGTATTATCCTACTTTTGTTTCTTCGGCAGGATCAAGTGTAACACTACGTGCGGATGTAAGCACAACACCCTTTACCTATAATCCAAACACGGGTCTGCTTACTACGACAACATTTGCTGGGGCATTAACAGGGAATGCTGACACGGCAACGGCAGTTACCATTACCGATACGAACACCAATTCTACTTTTTACCCAGTATTTGTAAGTAATTCAGGAACGGGACAAACGCTTCGTATTGATAAAACGACAACTGTATTAAGTTATAACCCATCTACTGCTATTCTTTCCGTCCCTAACGCAGTTCTTTCGGGATATATAAAACCTACATCAATAAGAGATAGTAGTAACAGTGGTGGTAGTAGTAATAAAATCTTATCCTCTGGAACGGGTAATAGTCTCACGTGGAAGACCGCACCACGTTCTCCCTTTTATGGGTCAGGGGGAGACGGAGTTGTCTATTTGGATGGTGGTATTAACCCACAAATACTTTATTTTATGACATTTAATTCGGCAACATCAACCTATACTCTTACACGAGACGTATTCGCAACCAGTTTAACACTTCTTGATAATTTCCTTCTTAATACTGCTGGATTTCGTATTTTTGCGACAGACTATATTCAATTGGGGGTTAATTGTGTAATAAGTAATAATGGTGGAAATGCGAGTGGGACAACTGCTGGGACAGGAGCATCTGGTGGGTATTTCCGAGCAGGTGGAAATGGAGCAACTGGATTATTGGCGGCAGCAGTAGCATCAAACGGGAATCAACCCACAGTCCCTACTGCTGGAACGTGGGTGGGTGTTCTTGGAGGTCGTGGAGCATCTGGACGAAATGCGGTTAATAATCAAGTGGGTGTCTCTCCAATGTCGGTGGCGAATTACAACTTGTCTGTTCCCGCCGATGCAGACGCTGGACGTGCTATTATATATAGCATTACGTACTGGCAACAACGTGCATTAGCAACGGCATCTGCTCTATGGCAACCCAGTGGTTCTCAAGGTGGTGCTTCTGGTAGTAAATCAGCAACGGGAACTAGTGCGACTTCTGGAGGAGGTGGTGGAGGTGGTGGATTTGTATATATAGCGAGTCCTTCTATCACTGGAGATGTCGGATCTATTCGGGCATTAGGTGGTAATGGTGGTAATGCTGCTGGAACGGGAGGTAATTTTGGTGGTGGAGGAGGAGGCGGAGGTGGAATGATGTGTGTTGTTACAGAGGCAGACGCATATAATGCTGGATTATTTAATGTTGGGGGTGGTACTGGAGGTACTTCTATCGCAGGAGCAACCAATAGTCCAGTGGGAGCATCCTATGGAACGGGAACAAGCACAACTGCAAATCCAATTAGTATTTTTCCTACACAAGCACTCTCTGCTGGAACTATTTATATTGTATCACTACACATACAAGGAACTGCTGGATTTCTCCCTTCTATAACCTCATTTGGGGGTGCTGGGTGTTCTTGGACTCAATACGTTGATTTACCATTTAACGGAGTTGCGGGTAGTGAAGTAAGACGACTTTCTGTATGGGTTGGACTGTGTTATGGTACGTATTCATTTGACCCACGTCTTACTATTTATTTTGATATCGCACCAGTAAATGTCCGTTATACATATGATGTTGTCTATAATACCCAGTTCTGGGAAGGATTTAACCCAGTAGCACAAGTTGTTAGTACTACACAAACTGCTACACAAACCATCACATCATCATTAGGATCAGTTCCTACTACAAACAATTTACAATATACTATCGTTGCTAGAAGTACTGGAACACTCCCCGTTGCTGGTGCTGGTAATACATTAATAACACAAGGGGCAGTCAATCCTATTATGAATAGTCAAGTAGCGATAAGTCGTCAGACAAATACACAGACTTGGACAACGAATGCTGATTCGGCAATAGCAACGATAGATTTAAATTTTGGTTCTACTTATGAAAGTGGGGGGACAGGCGAATCTGGATTGATCATTCCGTTTTTGGTTTAATTATTTATTATATACTATAATAATAAATGACATCTGCTGGAGCAAATACGTGGTCTGTACCATTGGAAATTAATAATTTAGAATCACAAATTACTAGTGGAGGAAGTGTTGTTAGTAGTATTAATGCAGGATCAGGTATTTCCGTCAATGCATCCACAGGAGCGGTTACGGTTCGTAATACAGGAGTAATCAGTCTAACACCTAGCACGGGTATTGGTATTTCTGGATCTAATAATTTGACAGTATCCAATACTGGTGTAACAAGTCTCGTTGCAGGAACAAATATTACATTATCTGGATCAACAGGAGCAGTGACAATTAATAGCACAGCGGGTAGTAGTGGAGTCACTCAGATTATTGCTGGAAGTGGTGTCACACTAAGTCCCGCTGGTGGAACAGGAGCAGTGACAGTATCTGCGATTGCTGTCCCGTCATCCACACCCATTGATATTAACGGTAATACAAACGTAACCATAAGTGCATCCCAATTAGCAAACTGTTATATCTACAGTAGTGAGTTAATCCCTAGTATAACCTATCCTGCTACAGCATACACTATAAATTTACCGTCTTATTCGGCACTCCTTTCTCAGTATGGTTCGTTTGCTGTTATTCAATTTACAATTGGAAATTTACGAACTTCGGTGTGTCAGATCAAGTTTAAGGGAGATGCTTCTACTCAAATCGTTACTAATCTTGTGACTGGATCTCCTTATCTTCAGGTTGTTACGCCTATAATAGGAACAACTGGATATATAATACAGAATGGTATATTTTGGCGTGGTTACTGTGTGCTTGACCCCACGACTAGTATTGCTCTGTATTCATTTAACTATATCAACAATCCTCTTTTCTTATAATTTAATTTTTATTTTATTTACCATTATAAATATGTCACTCAATCTAGACCGTGTAGGAAGATTCATTGCGAAAGTGGATGGAGGATCATACAATAATAAGATTGTAAGTGTAAGTTCATCCCTGCACAACAAAGACGAATACACCAAACCATTTAGTCAATTGAAAATCGACGGTACATTTCAGCAAATACCCGACCCCGAGACTGAGCGACAGATCCTGTACATCACAGGAGCATCAGGTAGTGGCAAGAGTACTTATACGTGTAATTACATAAAAAATTATAGAAAGATGTTTCCCAAGAATGAAGTCTATTGTTTCAGTGCGTTGAAAGAGGATGAATCACTGGATGCCGTGAAACCCAAACGGATTCTTATTGATGATTCGATCTGGGAGTCACCTATCGCCGTGGAAGACTTTATGGATAGTTGTGTCATCCTCGATGATATTGATGTCATTGCCGATAAGAAACAACGGGAAGCAGTTTATACTGTGATGAATCAGATCTTAGAGACCGGTCGTCATTTTCGGATCACGTGTGTCGTAACTAATCACTTAGCGACCTCGGGTAAAGATACCCGACGAGTATTGAATGAATGTCATTCAGTGACGTGGTTTCCGTTCTCTGGGTCGAACGTCGGGATCAAGCGTCTCTTGGAAGATTATTGTGGTCTCGATAAGAAAACGATAAAATATGTCAAATCATTAAAGAGTCGATGGGCAACGCTATGCAAACACTACCCCAATGTGATCTTTACGGAAAAAGATATATGGTTACCCGCCGAGTTAGAAGTGTAAATTATTATACGAATATAATAATTAAGCGTTCGGAGGTTGTTCAGGAATAAATGGGGGAGCAATATGCGGGAGTTCAGTACGAATATGGATAGATCCACCCCAGTAAAATTGAGTATGATGTTTCGCTGAGTCTTTCACTCGTACCTTGTGGAAGTCGTCTTTCAACAGACGATGTTCTCCTAGTTTAGTATCTGTAAAAAGAGTCCATCTTTCGGACCACCCTCTTCTCGCCTCTACCACTATTTCTTCGCCTCTTACGAATTGATAAACCCATACCGTGCTTGGAGTTGTTCGAGTCACTCGTGCCATACCACCATAAATAACGATCACGTCACCGGTACGAAGAGAATGATACGATTGAACATAATCACCCAGAACGTTGTCCATAAGTAACAGTCCTATAACTTTGATTACAATTTTCATTTTTTACATTTTTAATTTAATAAGTTCTATAAGAATATTTTTTAAATTAAAAAAAACATAAAAAATGAAAATTGTAATCAAAGTTATAGGATGATCACTACAGGCGACAATGGCAGTGAATCCTCGTACTTATGTATGCACTCGTGATTGTGGGAAGACTCGTGACACGTGTGATCGGGCGCATTCAATTGATGAATGGGTCGTCCCTGATAAATTGAGGTGCGATTATAAATATGATTGTTATAATGAGAATTGTCTTCGTTGTCACGATGATTCTATCGAACAAAAAATGGTCGTGGTGAAATACAAGAAAATAGTGTTTAAAGAAAATCCGAGGGCGGTGAAACCATCGAAAGAAGATATCGTGAGAAAATTACTTGCTAAAAAAACGGAAATAATGGAAGAATATATTCAAGCACTTAGTATGCTGACGGCGGTCGAACATAAAATGAAATTATTCAAAGAGGAGGCGAGTGAAATATGGGAGGCAGGTACGAAAGAACTCGAATTTTAAATCACCATAATAACCATTTACTTAACATTTCATTCAAAGTGTTATGTGGATGACGTATATAATATAACCGTCGTCGTTGATCAGCATATGCTTTACCCTTTTTCTGAATATAATGAGGATAGTCTTCAGCACCCCGTTGTCCGATACTTGCTACTACTTCTCCGTTTGAAATAACATCGATCTTCTTTGTGGGTATCGTCGAGGGGCGAACTTCAACATTAATCTCTTTTGCTTTCTGTCGAGTATAATCTGTGATTTGATACATTATATCTTGTAACAAGATATAATTATTCGTGTAATCGTTGTCGTAATTGATGTCTCATCTGTAACAATTGTGGTACTGTCACTAATCCGTTCGTTACTCGTTGTATAAAATACTGGATTTGTTGAGGTGGATCCCTGAAGCGTCTCATTAATTGAATGATTTCTTGTGCAATCTCGTTAAGATCTTCTTCCTCTTCTTCGTCGGATTCTGGTTCTGGTTCTTGACCATTTGGTGGTTCTTCAGGATCTTCTTCTTGACCATTTGCTGGTTGTAGAGGGTCATATCTACCACCATATTTACGTCCCCCGATATCGGGTAACATAGCAAAGAGAGGATGGTATCGGAGTAACTTGTATCCCTGACGATTGATCCACCCCTTGAGATCATCATACCATCCACCGCCGTGTAGTCGTTGGAGATATTGACGTTTTAATTCGGTAGCATCACCCGTTGGATAGATGACTCGTTTAGGAAACAGTTTTAAATCATCTCCGAATCCAGTAATTTTCGAAGGGTCGCCCTGTGGGATGACTGGTAGAGTAAATTTCGTGAGCATTTATCAATTGCCAAGATAAAAAAGAATTATTCATATCGAGGATGCGGACGATATCCCAGTTGTGCAGAGAACCGTTCGGGCATACCTCTACCGTTCCTTTTTTCATAGTCGTCAGCACTCTTTAATATAGAGGGTAGATTACCCATTACACCGAGGGGAGCAACGAAACTTTTAATAGCACCTGTAAAATCGTCCCATAACCCTTTGCCGTGCATACTAGTAACGTGGTTTTTTTCGGCAGCATCAGGACTTGGGTCGTCGGTAGTAGGTGTCTCTCCTACATCTTCTTCTGTTTCCAGTGGTAGTTCGTTTATTTCGTTGTAATATTCAAAAAATAATTCTAATAATGGTATAAGATCCATTTGTCTGTATTCTTGGTGAAATCGATGTACTTCATTCGGAGATATAACTCCTTTACGCATTAATAAATCGGCATAGTCAGAGATCAAAGAGATTAATTTGCTGTATTGTGCATCCAGAATACGTGTAAGTTTTTCCAGACTAAAAAATGGTCCTTTTTCATCAAAATCATCATACCTTTCTTGAGTTATTATATTAGTCTGTACAAAAGCATCTAATATATGACGAATCAAGTTTAACATTCGGGTTCTTTCTTCAAGTTCGTCCTTTTTTTCTTCCCTTTCTTTCTCGTCTAACGCTCCACCCACAACCCTACCTCGTCCTTTCGTGATTTTCTGGTAGTCTTTCTCGTCCAGAGCATACATATCACTGTTTGGTGGTTTGAGTGTAAATTTAGGTATGAAACCCTTCTCCCTAAAAAAGTCGCTGTCACGAGGATCATTATATAATATCGTGGGGGGGTGATTGTCCTGTGTCGCTTGCTTTTTTGCATCACGTCTTTTCTGACGTTGGCGTTCTCTTTCGGGATCCGCTGCCATTTATTCTATTAAAAGATTATTTTTTCAATCCTTTTTTCTTATGGAGTGTCCCTTTGTATTCTTTTATTTCAAATGGTTCTTGGTAGAGTACGTTGTCCTCCTCTTTAACAGCGTGACCCATCCCTTGATTGATAGTCTGACTGTAGGGTGGCACGTAGAGTGCTTTCTGTTCGGGTTCGGCATTATACGCCGTTTCAATTTCGAGATCTTCGGGTAATGGTTGAGGAGATGGTTCTGTGATGACGGTAGGTTCGATCGTGCTTTCTCGTGGATCATCGTATCGTTCATAGTTCTCTTCGGTTTCGAGATGATTCAATTCATTGGGGTTCATTCCGATGGGCATACCACGACCAAAGAGACCCGAGTGAAAGAATCCCGAGTCACCGTCTTGTGCATACCGTTGAAAGTACGATCCAGCACCGACTTTCCCAGCACCGATGATAGGTTTCCATCCATTCCAACAGGGTTGCGACCACGATCCGCCTGCCAATCGATTCTGTTGGCGGATTTGAGATTGATTAAAATGGTATTGATATAGATCACGAGGATCATTGTATTGAGCATAGTATGGATCAGACATATATGCCGACTGCATTTTTATTATCTATCAAAGATATTATTTTTTCTTCCACTTCATAAACAACTCGTAAGTAACTTCCCCGCCTTCCTTGAGCATAAATTGATAGAATGATTCGACATCATCTACCTCACGGACGTTATCCAGTGTTTTCTTCCCAGACCCGATTCCAAAGTACTTGTTGGCGACTGCAGCGATATCCGTAAGACCCTGTGACACGGACTTGGTGAATTCAGGTAGATCTCGTGCTAATGCAGAGACGTCTTGGTAGAGGAAAAGACGTGCTCTTTCATCGAGTAATCCTTCCGATGTGAGGAGATTGCTAATGAAATCTTGGCAATTGTTTGCCCCCAGTGCCGAATAAGCAAAGAACTTCTCATCGCCGAGTCGATCACGAGTCGTCTGGAGCATATGTTTGATGGTAAAAGACTTTCCGTCGAGGGCGACTTCTTGTGTTTCCATCCCTTCTCCCATTTCGATTCGTTCATTGACGCTGATCACTGCCAATTTTTCAACTGCCAATTTCTTACCAGAACCGACGGTTCGTTTCTTACCGTTGTTCATCGTGATTTCACGAGTCTGGCGTAGTGTGACGATCATACTTAAATGAAACATTTTATCGAACCCTTCACGTGCTTTTAAACGCTCCCATTCGCCAGCACTCAATCCCTGTAACGCCAACTCGAGCGTCCCACTAACAGGCACACGTCGGAGTTGAATGGCGACAATCGGTAGTTCTCCGTACTTTTCAAGATACTCTTTCGTCTTATCCGAGTAGTCATTAATGGTAAAGATATCCTTAACTTTATTCTTCACATAATCGTATCCCTGTTTAAAATAATCAAAGAGACCTGATCCCTCGAGATGACCGAATTCGGGTTTCAATTTACCATAGATGAGATGAATGTCTTTATTAACGACTTTGGTCCGAAATGATTTTGATTCGAATCGAGTCGGTGGATGAAACCGAAATTGATAAAATTGTTTGGTCTCACGGATTTTACGGGGGTTACGCTTGGTAATGTTCTTGTAGTGTTTCTTTGCCTCTTCGAGCGGCATTGTATTGCGGATCTGTACTTTTTGGAGGGCATATACCATTTTATATAGAGCAATATAAAATTATGATTTCAT